GGTGTAACAATTTGAGAACAATAGAAATAGCTAAAGAAGACGGAATTAAAATAGCAAGAACCGGTGAATATCTTGAGTATCTGGTATACCATCCAAAATGCAGTAAATGTGGAAATGAGTGCACGGTATCGAAATACGAACGTGGAAAGTTATATGTTTGTAAAAAATGTACCAAGGAAGAAAAATGTAAATTCCAAAAAGAAAAACAAGAAAGAACGTTCAAAAGAGCAATATCATGCATGAAAAGAAATATTTATATGAGACATTGCATTAAAGATTATAAAAACGCTATTCAAATTGTTGAACAAATGATATTTAATGGAACGAAATTTGATAGCAAAGAAGAAGTGATTGTTGCGGTTCAACTAACAAAAGACAATATTAAATTTGAAAATCAAAAAGAAATAGCTGGACACAAAGTTGATTTTTGTTTGACTGATTTGAAAGTAATTATCGAAGTGGATGGCAAAATATATCACACAAACAAAAAAAGAGATAAAATCATAGATGACAATGTAAAATCAGTTTTAGGATTAGACTGGGAAATAATTAGAATATCAGATGATAATGTAAATTTTTATATAGCACCATTAGCAAAAATTATTAATGAAGTTCTTTGTGAAAGAAAACATTACACAGAGATATATGGCACACATGAATCATCGATATACAATGACGAACTGATAGATGACATAATGTTTGATATATATTATTCTAGAACAAATATAACATGATAACAAGAGTTTCTTACAACCTCCCGAAATATATTATCCAAGAAAAGGCACATTCAACAATTAGAGTTGGAGTGCCTTTTTTAATGGCATATAGTACAACGGTCAGTACGGGTGGCTTATATCCATCTAATCACAGTTCGATTCTGTGTATGCCAATTAAACAAGAAAGCGAGGTGAGCCGGATGGCAAAAGGTAAATACGAATATTGGTTAACCCCTGATGGCTTACTGAGATTAGAAGCATATGCCAGAGATGGCTTAACCGATGAACAGATAGCACATAATTTAGGAATAACAGCAAAGACATTATACGAATGGAAAAACAAGTATAGTGAGATATGTGAGGCCTTAAAAAGGGGAAAAGAAGTAATTGACCTTGAAGTTGAAAACGCACTCCTTAAAAGAGCATTAGGATATAAATACAAAGAAGTTAAGACAGAAGAATACTACGACTTAAACGGTGAGTTAAAAGAAAGAAAAACAGTAACAGTAAAAGAAGTAGTTCCAGATACAACCGCTCAGATATTCTGGTTAAAGAATAGAAAGCCTAGTGAGTGGAGAGATAAACAAGAATTACAACATAGTGGCTCAATAGATAGTGAAGTAAGTATTAAAATTGGTGGTGAGGACTATGGGGATTAAATTAGAAATAGATCCTAAAGTTTTTAATCCAATATATTTAAAATATCAACTACATAATAACAATAGATATCAGATTTACTTTGGTGGTTCTTCATCGGGTAAGTCTTTTTCTTTGGCTCAAAGAACTGTATTAGATATCTTCAAAGGAGACAGAAATTATCTAATAGTTAGAAATGTACAGTCCACAATAAAACGTTCCTGTTTGAACGAAATAACAAAGGCTATTAATAATTTTGGATTAAGCAAGTACTTTGATGTAAATAAAACTGATATGATTATCACATGTAACATAAATGATATGCAAATACTGTTTTGTGGTTTGGATGATGTTGAAAAAGTTAAGTCTATTACTCCTAAAAAAGGTGTAATTACTGATATATGGGTAGAAGAAGCAACAGAGTGCGACTACAAAGATATAAAACAATTAGATAAACGTCTCAGAGGACGTTCTAAGGTAATTAAACGATTAACACTAAGCTTTAACCCTATATTAAAAGATCATTGGTTATATACTGAATATTTTGATATATGGGAAGATAATAAACAGTATGTAGAAAAAGATAATGTAAGTATTCTTAAGACTACATACAAAGATAATAAATATCTTACACCAGATGATATTGCAGCACTTGAAAACGAAACAGATAAATATTACTACGAAGTATATACCTTGGGTAATTGGGGCGTACTTGGAGCAGTTATCTTTAAGAACTGGAAAGTTGAAGATTTTACAGAGATTGAAAAGACATTTGATAATTTCAGACATGGTATTGACTGGGGATTTGCAGAGGATCCATTTGCTTATATTAAACCACACTACGATAAAACAAGAAAGAAATTATATATATGTGATGAAATTGAAGCAGTTGGGTTATTAAACAATGAATCAGCACCAATGGTTAAAGAAAAAGCTGGTAGAGATAGAGTTATATGTGATAGTGCAGAGCCTAAATCGGTAGCTGAATATAAATCATTAGGTATTAATGCTAAAGGTGCTAAAAAGGGTCCTGGCAGTATTGAGTATGGTATTAAGTTCTTGCAAGGGTTAGAAATCATTATTCATCCAAGGTGCAAGAATTTTAAAATAGAAATAAGCAAATATAAATACAAAGAAGATAAAAACGGTAATGTTTTACCTATTCCGGTAGACCAAGATAACCATTTAATTGATGCTTTAAGATATGCATTAGAAGATGACATGAAACAATCAAGTGTAAGCATTTTGAGGTAAAAGTTAGCCATAATTGGCACAAAAGCTATTAAAGTTAGTATTGAAAAATAAGAATGTAGCAAAATCAAGGGTTCTAGGATTTCCAACTAGTCGAAGAACAGTAATTTTGCGAAGAGTTGACCTAAGCGAGGTGAGAAAATGCAATTTAACAATAATGTAAATATGTTGACCCAAGAGGAAATAATTAAGATATACATTGATGAATTTAATTCCTCAGAAGAACGAAAACTAATGCTTAAAGGGGATAGTTATTACAGAGTAGAAAATGATATCCTTAAACGTAAAATGTATCGCTATGAGGATGAAAAGCCTGTTGAGGATGTAACTAAGACAAATAATAAATTAGCTCACGGGTTTATGCATACCTTAGTTGATGATAAAGTTAATTACCTTCTTGTAAAACCTTATACATTAGAGTGTGATGATGATAATTATCTGAGATTAGTGTATGAAACATTAGGTAAGAGATTTCAAAAGAAGTTATCTCAATTAGGTACAGAATCAAGTAACAAAGGTATTGCATGGTTGCATGTTTATATTGATAAGCAAGGCAATCTTAAGACCATGAGGATACCGTCAGAGCAATGTATTCCTTTATGGTTAGATAACGATCATGAAGAACTAGAAGCTATGATACGTTATTACGATGTTGAAGTATACGAAGGTAGAGAAAAGAAATATATTACCAAAATAGAATACTGGACACCTGATAATGTTGAATATTACGTTATGGAAAATGGACAAGTAATACTTGATGCAGAAAGTTATTTGGCCGAGGATTACGATGGACATTACAAGTCTGATGAAGTACCTGGAGCATGGAGAAGAGTACCATACATTCCTTTTAAAAATAATGACTTTGAGTTGCCTGATCTACAATTTGTAAAGACATTAGTTGATAACTACGATATCACACGTTCTGATATTGCTAACCTGTTGGAAGATGTTAAAAACATCATTTTTGTATTACGTGGCTATGGTGGTGAGAGATTAGATTTATTCATGAAAGACCTTGCTTACTATAGAGCAGTTAAAACGGATGAAGATGGTGGAGTGGATAAAATAGAAACCACAATCAATATTGATGCTGCTAAAGAACATTATCAATCATTAAAAAAGGATATCTACGACTTTGGACAAGGTGTTGATAAGAACAGTGACAAACTAGGTAATTCTCCATCCGGTATAGCATTGAAATTTATTTACTCAGGACTAGATCTTAAATGTAATGCAGTGGAAGATAATTTTAAATGGGCGTTTGAAGAATTACTGTATTTTGTTAATAAATACTTAGAATTAACCAAACAGCCTATAAGTGATAAAGAAATAAATATCATATTCAACCGTGACATTGCTATTAATGAATCACAGGCCATTACTGATTGTATGAACAGTATGGGAGTTATAAGCCAAGAGACTATTGTTGCTAATCATCCATGGGTAGAAGATGTAGAAAAAGAACTAAACCTAGTTAAGCAAGAAAATACTTTAGATGAAACTGATATGTTTGGTAATAATAAGGGTGAAGGTGATGATTAATGTCACACTGGGAAGAAAGACAATCTAAAAAGTACCTTGCTAGTGAGAAAAAGGTTGATGAATATTACAAAGGCCTTGTTAAGGCATTTGAACAGGCTAAAAAAGAAATACATAAGGTTACTAACGACTTTGTAATGCGTTACGCAGTCGAAAATGAAGTAAACACATATAAGACAGCATTAAGAAAACTAAATAAAACTGAATTAGGCGATTTACAATCATTTATGAACCTTGCTATTGCCAATTTAAATGAGTATAACCAAGAAGTTAATAATTTATCCATTAAAGCAAGAATAACACGCTATCAAGCCTTAGAAATGCAAATTGATGCTATACTTCAACAGTTATACGGTATCGAATATCAGCATAAAGGCGAACAGATGCTAAAAGATGTTTATTCAGAGGCGTATTACAGAACATGGTATAGCATTGATGCGTACAAAGGTTTTCATGCTGAATTTGCACAGGTTAACGCTCTTACGGTGGAAGAACTAATAAAATACCCCTTCAATGGTGCAAACTTCTCTGATAGGCTATGGAAACAGAAAGACCATATGTTAAGCCAGCTTACAGAGTCAATCACCACTATGTTAGTACAAGGCAGGCATCCCAAAACACTTACGAAAGAGTTTGCTAAGAAGTTCGGTAAAAAGGAATTTGAAGCTAAAAGGTTGTTGTATACCGAGGGTGCATTCATGATAGAACAAGGTACATTAGAAGCATATAAAGAGGATGGTGTTGATAAGTATCAAATACTAGCAACATTGGATTATAAAACTTCACAAATATGCCAAGATCAAGATAATGAAATATACCTTGTAAGCGAATATAAAACAGGTGTAAATGCACCGCCATTTCATCCTTTCTGCAGAACCACAACCACGCCATATTATGACGATATGGAAACAGGTACAAGGATTGCAAAGAATAGCAAAGGTAAAAATATTACTGTATCTGCGAATATGAAATATTCAGAATGGAAAGAAGTATATGTGAAAAATGACACTGACTAAGGTTGGTGTTTTTTGTTTTGTCTTTATGAAAGGTGGTGAGGTATATGCCAATAGGTGAAACTAAGTTATTAAATCGTACTAGTATATTGGTTAGATTGAATGGATTTATCAAGGTCAATTGGTTAACACAACTATTTTGCAAACACAAGAAAACATTTATAGCTGGTCATTGTATCGACTGGGTTAAAGGTAATCACTATCAAAAGAAATACATACATAGATGCAGTAAATGTGGAAAGGAATGGTAATAAAATGACTAAGAAAGAAGAATTAATGAAAGAGTATGAAGAGTTAAGAGGAAAAGAGCTTGACTGTATTACTTTATTCATTCACATGC